GCATCATTAGAATGGTGGGTATACACATGAAAAATATATTAGATTTTAACAAAGTATGGGAATTAAAAGAAAAGTACAAGTACTTAGAAGTACAATCGGATTGGATGAATGGATGGACTAAGATTATAGGTTTTGACATTGATATTCATTTAACTGAGTGTGACCACCCAGGCTGGACATTTACAATTGAGCTATTTAAGTTGTGGTTTTTCCAGGTAACTTATTACGATTCAAGACATCAGGAAATGATAGAAGAAGATGACCGACATAACAATGGTAAGTAGTTTGCCGCCAATGATAATAAAAGTAGCAAAGACCAATCCAGTATTTGTGGATTGGCGAGATGAGGTTGCCAATGGCGGACCACACCCGTTACATATTGAAGAATTGTTATATACAAGATGTACAATAGGCAAGATGAGAATTGATACATCGTTTAACAGAGTAAACCCTAACGGGTATGGTTTGTCCCCACAAGAACATCTTGAAGAACACGAACAAACAGCTCTCCGTAACTTTTTAGAAGATCCAGCAATAGCATGGGCAGTGGATAACAGCTTTGATGGCATATATGTTACTAAGGATACGGATCATGTTAGTATGAAAACGATATTTGAATTCATAGTTTATTTAAAAGAAAAACACGTAACCTTCTGGAGATTGAAATACAGTGGTACATAAAATAGCACATAAAGATTTCTTATCACAATCAATCACCATTGGTGATATAGTGGTACGACCGGATAATTACACTAATTTTAAATTAGGAAAAATAATAAGACTAACAAAGAAAATGGTCAGAGTTCAAAATCTCACAGGAAAGAAAGCTGAAAATTACTTCTATCCAAGTGCAGTTATTAAGGTACCAGAACAGCAAGTAACCATGATGATGCTAAGTAAACCATAATGAATTTACAACACTTCCCCACACAGCATCCGCACAACGATAAAAAAGACGCGGTAGTAAGCAACCGATTATTGATTGGCACATTCTCTGTTCCCTCAGATAAAAATGAAATAAGTTACGGGGATAACATGTTAACACCAGGCATAACAGAGCAAGTTCATATGTTATTAGAAAAAGATGATATGCAGTGGGTAATAGGAGAGTCCTATGGCGGATTGTATTTACACATAGATAAACACTTGGATCCATTTAGATTTGACTATACATTTAGAGTTGCTATGTTTGTATTTGTTAACCCAGAGACCTATACGTTTTGTCGTTTAAAGTACAATGATATTGTATTGTAGCTTATTTTGGTGCCATTAGGACTTGACAAATATTAATTACCAGTGTATAATATACATAATAAAGGAGAACTAATTGAGAATACATGATATTCAAGATAAATGTTTTGATCTCAACACATTGCCAGAAGAAATCGATGATATGCGATTTGCCATTTTAGATAATAGCAACAATGCTGAGCCAGATTTCAAGTATATACCATTAATTTTTTTAGAAAGTTTCACTGCGCCAGCATTGGTGTTAAAAATAGGTGATAAGAAAATCAAAATGCCATTGGATTGGCAAGTTGTTATTGGCGAAGAAGATGTTGGTGATTTAGAAGCACTACCGTTAACTGCTATAAATGATAGGGATTTTAATGTTTTCTGTTTTAATAGTTTATCAAGTTTTAGTGCATCATTTTTACCTATAGAAATTGTAGACGTCTATAATGAAGTCTCATGGTATGCGCCTAAACTTAAAAACGGTCAATTTTTAGCTGTTCCGATAGATGACGGTGATAAACCACGATGCGTTTATTTTATCAAAGACGTGTCCAGGAACTGCGAAGTAATCAACTACGGTGATTTATGGTAAACAAATCAATAGTCCTAATGGTGCTATTTGCATTAGGAATGGCATTTCAGATAATTACCCCTCAACAAGAAGTTGTTGCTGAGGTACAGCATGAAACTTATGATTTTATGAATTGTCGTGTGTTAGCAACTGGGGATATGGATGGCCAGTAAACAAATACCGCTTAATAAGATATTAACAGCAATAGATCGTAAAGATAGAAATTTTTACGATAACTTATCTGATGATGAAAAGAAAGGCTTTAGTCCGTTCTTAATGTTACGGTATGCATCAAGTGTTCAATCAGATCCAGATATGGAGCATTATTATATAGCAAGCACAAATCATTATGCTAATAAGAATATGTTAGAAAAGCCATTAAGTGCTCACCCAAAAATGCAATGGCTATTATTTACAGCCATTAGTCCAGGTATTGGGGTATTACGTCACAATTGGATAAAGCAAAAAAAGAAAGGAACTGTTTCTAAATCATCTAAAGATATAACAACTATGTTAATGGATTTATACCCTACGATGAAATTAGATGACATAGAAGTATTAAGTAATTTTGTAACTAAAAAAGAATTAAATGAATATGCCAAAGACTGTGGAAAAACAAAAAACCTTTAGCTGTGAATTTTGTAATAAATCATTTAAGAGAGAAAAGACGTTATTTACGCATGCGTGTGAACAACGCAGACGATATAATTCTCAAAATGATAAACCTATTAAAATAGCGTTTGCTACTTATCATAAATTTTACAAAGCATTTCATCAAATAAAGAATGATAAAACATTCAAGGACTTTGCAAAAAGTCCTTATTATATAGGTTTTGTAAAATATGGGAATTTTTGTGTAAACACACGGGTAATAAATGTTAACAAGTTCACAGATTATGTATTAAAATATAATATACCACTGGAAAGGTGGGCAAGTGATAACACCTATACTCGATATTTAGAATATATGATTCGTGCTGAAACTGTCAATGACGCATTAACCCGCTCCATAACACAGTGTATTAACTATGGTGAGGAAACAAATACACCACCAGAAAACGCATTAAAGAATGCGACGAACAACAGGATAATGCATTGGATATTAGACGCAAGGGTAAGCCCCTGGATGATATATAATTCCAAAACAGGAAATGAGTTCATGAGTAATATTAGCTCAGAACAGCTACAGTTAATCTGGAATATAATTGACCCGGATTTCTGGCACACCAAGTTTCAAAAATATCCTGAAGATGTTGCATTTGCCAAAAAAGTATTAACGGCAGGTGGTTGGTGAATAAAAAGGAGACATTGTGAATCATACAGCAGATATTGATCTTGATTTTGCTAATACAGAGGACATATTAAAATTAATTGAATACATACCAGCACGTATGGAATCAAAAAACAAAGTAGTACCACATCCGAGTGGGGTTTATGTTCAATTAATTCCAACTGATCCAGTAAATGGGTTAGCATCATTGCCGTATAAGGAAGCAGATGATCGTGGTTATTTTAAAATAGATTTCTTGAATATGCACGTATATAGCCATATACGTGATGCGGCACATTATGAGGAATTATTAAATAAAGAGCCGCCATGGGAGCGACTCACTGATATTGAATTTGTTAAGAATATAGTTCATATTGGCAGGTATTACGGATTTATACGTGAGATGTTACCAGATAATATTCCAAGAATGGCCATGTTTTTAGCCGCACTTAGGCCAAGCAAGAAGCATTTATTAGGGAAACCGTGGGACATCGTTTCCAAAACAATATGGGAAAAGCCAACAAGCGGTGCTTATTATTTCAAAAAATCACATAGCATATCATATTCAGTGTTAGTTGGTTTGCATATGAACATAATAGCAGAGCAACTTGACAATGATTCTAAGTAGGTTTTCTCACAAGCGTGATTGATTTTCTTTTTCGTTTCTGTTGTGATATTTGTAATAAGCTCGTCACTGGCCCACTTAATATTTCTAAATTTTTATTAGTAAACGTTCTGGTGTATGGTTTAAAAACCGCCCAGTCATTTTTTAAAAATATATTAATAGGTATAGCCCGTGAACTTTCCCACCACCAAGTTTCACCTAATTCCAAAAACAGCATCTTCAATTCTTTACTCGGAAGACTTCCGTAATCATAGATACTCGTAATCGTATTATCGTGATTTTGAATAATCCCAACGTGTTCGTTTTCAGCATATCTGCATATTGTTAGAAAAGGATAAAGTTCCTTTAATTTGTTAAAAAGTTTATTTTCCATAAATAGTTATAATTAAAATATATTTATAATGTTATAAGGGTTTAAGAATATTAATTATGCAAACAACACCAATGTTTATCTATCACCAACGATATAGGGTAATTAGTTTAGATCAAGAAAACTATCATAATAGGAGATATTACTTGCCATATACACGAAATCTAAAAGCCCACAGGGGCACAGATAATCGCATATTAATTGAATTTGTTAACCAAGATCAAAAACCAGTATCCTTACTCCATAAGACATTCACTCTCAGAATTCTTGATGAGGTTGGAGAAGAGCTGTTACTTGAATTACCATTAGAGATAATAAATGCTGAGCGTGGTCAGACACGATTTTTATTAAGTGAGCAGGATTTAGACAGTATGGAACCGGGCTTAAAACACTTCGCAATTGAGCAACGAACAGAGATATACAGCACTCCTGAAGATGAGAATGAAGTTCCAGTTTTATTAGATGTATTTTTTGAGCCAGTTTACGTAGATGATTATGCTGGTGCTCGTGGTCAAATTGATATTTTAGACAGCGTTATGCCAGAATTCATCAAGAGCAAGACCCTAACCATTCCAGACATTGCTCCTGCTCCTGATTATACATCCTCTACAATTGAAACTGATGCTGTACTGCAGTATACCTTTCAAATTAAATTAGATGATTACACTGGTGATATTATTGTTGAAGGTAGCACAGACACAGACGGATTGTGGTATTCCATCACAGAATCAACTCACGTTTTAGAAACAGCAACAAGAGGCATCAACACAGTAGGGTATCATCCGTTCATCAGAATTCGTTTCGCAGACAACACAAACGGCGCAATTGAAGAAATAATTTACCGATAATTTATCAAAACTATTGTTTATTCTCAACTCTATGTTATAATGTATTATTAATTTAATAATAGGTAATAAACATCTACAATTCTCTTAGCAGTCACGGTAATGAATGATTTACGCAGTAGTATACTAACTCGCATTGGTAAGCACCGCTTAACACCTAATGGGTGGATTTCGTGTAATGCCGTATGTTGTCATCATAATGGTGAAACAAGAGATAAGCGAGGTCGGGGCGGTTTAATTTTTGATCCAGACGGGAATTTCACATGGTCCTGTTTCAATTGTGGCTTCAAGGCGAGATTTGAAACAGGTAGAGTCCTATCTAAAAATATGAAAAAATTACTAACTTGGATTGGTTTTACCACTAAAGAGATTCAAGATATAAGAATAGCTAACTTAAAAAAACGAAAAATAACTGATATGGTTGTTGCGGATAGATTCTCCAATGCTGTTTTTATTAAACATAAACTGCCAAGTGATAGCCGATCGTTAATATTAACTGATACCCGGTATATTGATTATATAGAAAATAGAGGACTGAAATACACAGACTATGATTTTCATATTACCCCGGATGGGGTTGGTCGTCATAAAAATAGAATTATTATCCCGTATATGTATAAGGGGGCAGTAGTTGGCTGGACTTCAAGGTTTATGGACCACCACCTACCAAAGTATAAAAACGAGCACCAACAACCAGGCTATGTATTTGGTGTAGACTTCCAACAACATAATTGGGATTATGGTATTGTATGTGAGGGGATATTTGATGCTCTTAGTATTAAAGGTATGGCCGTATTGCATAGTGAAATGAGTGAAAAGCAGATTACTATATTACGACAGTTACATAAAGAAATAATAGTTGTCCCAGATCAAGATACACCTGGATTAAGATTAATCACACAGGCAATGGAGCTCGGGTTCTCAGTAAGTATTCCAGACTGGGGTGATGATGCCGATGGGAAACCGATACACGATATAAACGAAGCAGTAGCACATTATGGTAAGTTAAATACGCTATTAAGTATTTTGAAGGCAAAGGGTTCAAATAAAATATCCATTACCATAATGCAGAACAAACTAAAAAGGAAGTTATGACAGAATACAACTACCAAATCCAAAAATTATTTTTAGAATTCATGATAAGTGATTCCACAAGTTTTGTACGAGTACAGAACATATATAACATAATAAATTTCGATGAAAAGTTACAACCTGTAGCTAAATTCTTAGAAGATCACTCTAATGATTTTAGTACATTACCAGACCCAACGCAAATCAAAGCAGTAACAGGAATAGAGATTAACCCGTTACCAGATTCGTTAAATGGCGGGCACACGGACTGGTTTCTTGATGAGTTTGAGAAATTCACCCAACGACAAGAACTTGAACGTGCCATTTTAACCAGTGCGGAATTATTAGACAAAGGTGATTTTGCTCCTGTTGAAAAATTAATCAAAGATGCTGTTCAAATCTCCCTTACAAAAGATATGGGAACAGACTATTTTGATAATCCCAGAGCCAGATTAAAATCCATTAGAGAAAATAACGGACAAACAAGCACTGGTTGGCCGAGTTTAGATAAATTATTGTATGGCGGTTTCAACAGGGGTGAATTAAATATATTTGCTGGGGCTTCTGGCTCTGGTAAATCCCTGTTTATGCAAAACTTATCAATAAATTGGTTAGAGCAAGGATTGAACGGTGTGTTCATAACCCTGGAGCTAAGTGAAGACTTATCCAGTATGCGAGTTGACTCAATGATAACTGGCAAAGGCACACGTGATTTATTCAAGAATTTGGATGACGTTGAAAAGATCATCAACACCAAAGCCAAGAAGATGGGTGAGTTCCAAATAAAATATCTTCCATCTCAGAGCACAGTTAATGATGTTAGATCCTATATCAAAGAGTTTCAAATTAAAAACAACAGGAAAATTGATTTTGTTTGTGCGGATTATTTAGACCTGTTTATGCCGGTTTCTGTCAAAGTAAACCCAAGTGATGTGTTTATTAAAGACAAATACGTATCAGAAGAATTAAGAAACTTAGCAAAAGAATTAGATATCATATTTGTTACAGCGTCGCAATTAAATCGTTCAGCAACGGAGGAAGTAGATTTTGATCATAGCCATATTGCTGGTGGTATTAGTAAGATCAATACAGCAGACAATGTTTTTGGTATTTTCACCAGTCGTGCAATGCGTGAACGTGGGCGTTATCAATTACAAGCAATGAAAACCCGTTCAAGTTCTGGTGTTGGTAGCAATATTGATTTAGATTTTAATGTTGACAGTATGCGTATTACTGATCCAGGACTCAGTGAGCAAGGAAGAGATAACAGTAGCTTTGGTAACAGCAATTCATCAAGTATAATGAATAGTATTAAAAATAAAACAACAACAGAAGGTGGAGCTGGTGATGCTGACATTCAATCAGCAAAACTGAATAAGTTATTGAATAAGATAAAATCATAAATACAAATACTTAACGAGATTAATATGCAACGAAAGACACGAAGTATTTTAGAAGAATTAGAAAGTATTCATGTGCAACGGGATACACAATACGTCATTGCCGCCCGTGCTGAAAATATTATCGTCAGTGCCATTAACTTAGTTGAGTTAATAAATGAAACATACACCGCGGCTGATGCGGAGAATCTAACCAGGAAGTTATTAAATAGCATTAAGAGTGGAGATTCGTTAAAGTTCAAAAGAAGTTTAGGAAGAGTGAGTTCAAATAAATGAAAATAAATGAAGTTTTACAGGAAGGATTTGCTGATGCTATTAGCAATGTACTTGACACAGCAAGAACTGGCTCAGTAGTCCAAAACACAACGCAAGCGGACAAAAATAAAAAAGCCCGCATAATTAAGATTGGTAATGCGTTTTTATCAAGATGGGTTGGTTTATTAAAATCCGCATCACCAGAAGAACTGCAAAATAGTGCCACTGTTCAGGATCTAATGTCTTTATCATTAAGGACTTTTGAATTAAAAGACTCAGAGGATAACCCAGACCTGTTAGACAAGTTATTAGATATAGGCGATGACATAGTTCGAGTATCATCAAAATACATAGATAACAATAATATGGATGGCATAAAGAAAAACAAACAAATACGAACACTGACTAAAGAATTAATATGGACGGCAGTTGCGTCGGCAGATGACATGCCTGACAAACAGTCAACATTTGAAGGCAAGATAATGTCCTATACAAGCAGTACCGACCATTATTTTGCACAAATCGACAGACCACATTTCCGCAACAAGTGGTATAAAATTAGCAAAGATGACTACATTGATTCCAAGATAGTAAGTATCGGATCTGAACTTGGTGCCAGAGAAGTAGTTGGTGTTGAAAATGAGTCCAGTAAGAAGGTAGTTAGAGTCAATCTACAGCAAGGTGCCGATAATAAAAGCTATAAAGTAATTGAGTAATCCATAAAAATACCAAAAAAGTATAAATAAAAGTAACAGAATGAAAATTATAAGACATAAGGTTCTATAATTTACACATAAAATTAGGAGAAATATATTATGGCAGGCGTTCAAAAAGTCAATCCACTTGTAGTAGTCGATGCGTTCGAACAAGTTGGTAAAAAAATTACGTGGTTTAATGTTACTTATGGTACTACACCAACAACTGGTCCTGAAGGCACATTGCAAGCGGCATTCCATGCTATCCAGACAATGGGTATTATTGTTGTATCTGGTCCAATTACAACCGACGTTCAGTCTATAGGTGTTGAGGGTGAATTCTCAGCGGCAGACTTAACAGCTATGGAAGCAGAAGTAGTAGCAATTATTGCTGGTTCTTCAGTGGCAGCCAAGAC